GGGACTTCCTCCCGCTGTTTCTTCTCCTCAGACAGGAGCATGTATTCCAGGAATCTTTTTACTCTGTCCGCATCTTCGATTGCGTTCTTGATCTCTCGTCTGTTCATTTTTGTCCTCTCGTTCTAAATATTTTGCGTGTGCCGCGAGGGAGCCCGGTGTCCTTCCGAGTGCCCTCGCGATGTCTGAATAGGTTTCGCATCTGCCGAGCATATCCCGGATGATCTCGTCCTCTTCCTTGGAGAAGGCGCCTGTCACCGGATTCTCTTCTTTGTATGGTTTAAATCCTTCGGTGTATGGAGTTACCTCGCCGATCCGGACGCCCCTCGTCGCTGCGAGCGGCGGCTTCGGCAGTCTTCCGACGTTGCATTTGATCTTCGCGGTCAGCGTTTTTTCTGAGGGGCCTGCCGCTCCGGCATCCAGGCGTCTCGCGGATCTGAGCCTTCTTCCAGATGGACAGGCTCCAGAAGGACGACCTTCTCCTTTTCCTCCTTTTCCTCCTTTTCCTCCTTTTCCTTCTTTTCCTCCCTCTTTCGCTTCTCGTACTCGCGTTGCTTTTTGCGCAGCGCCGAGTGCTTGCAGTCGTCGCAGTATTTGTCCGTCGTGCCTCTCTTTTCGAATTGCTTCTTACAGATCGCGCATTCGATGATGGTCGGAGGCTTCATTTTAGGTTTCCGTTTAATCTTCGCCGCCTCCCGTAGTTCTTCCAGGCGCTCGCATGCCGGGCAGAGCCCGTCTTCTCCCCAGTATGGTCCATAGGCTACGCCGCAGCGTTTGCATTTTCTGATCCCGAAATCTACGTCCATGGCTCACCTCTGATCGTCGACATACGGAGGATAGTAGGGCATCCCCTCGTATGTCCTCCACTCGCCGTCGTCATCGAGGAACTGCATCCGGCCTTCTCTGGTGGAGTACCTGGAGCCGATCGAGCCTCTGGCCGTGCCGTAGACGTAGCGCACGGTGTGGTTACGGCTACGGATGTCCAGCTGCAGGATCCTCCTCCGGCCTCTGTGGACGTACTGATCCTTCCGGATCATGGCTCCGTCCAGTCCGTAGGCGTACCACTTGTTCCCGCGCTCGACGCGCATCTCGCCGGCGGTGCAGGATCCTTTCCAGTAGGGGCCATCGCCGGTCTTGTGGCCGTAGTACCACTTCCCCTTGTAGCGGAAGTGGCCGGTGCGGGGCTTGCCGTTTTTCATGATGAAAATGTTGCCGTATTTGTCGATGTACTTTCCGTTCCTGGGCGCTTTGGCCTGGGCCGGTACGGCCAGGAGTGCGAGGATCAGCACCAGCGTGAGCGCAGCTGTGAATCTCTTCATGGTCCCCTCCTTTACATGAGTGCTCTGCAGATGTCGATGATCAGGGCGATGCCCGAATCACATTCTACATTTACTTCCTTTCGGGCCCCGGTGCGGTAGGTGATCACTGCGGTCTTCTGGTCGGCCTGCAGAGTGATCCCGAGCACGTCACTTCCGGCCCTGGTCTCCCTGACGAGGTTCGAGAGCTGCCTGCAGATGTAGAATTTGTTCTCCTCCTCGTATGGATCGGATGCTCTCACCGCCTCCGGCTCCTGGAGGCCTTCCGCGATCCTGTGTCTGACATCCGTGATGGCCGCGTCGATGCTGTCCGCGTCCTCGTCCGCCATCTGCGCGAATTTCCGGATGACCGCCAGCGCCGTCGGCACGAAGTCCTCGTTCATCGTGGCTTCTGCCGCCGTCTCCTTGATCACCATGATGTCTCCGCTCAGGTTCATCATGTCGGGATCGATCCCTTTGTTGAAGATCTTTTCCGCAGCTTCCAGAGCTGCATAGAGTTCCTCCTGTTCCTTCATCGTGTCCTCCTCTCGTTTTAAAAATGGCTGCCAGTACGCGGCCGTGACTGGCAGCCGTGTTCCTTGCCCTTTAGCCGGGCCCGCTGTTGCGAATCACTTATTTGATACCGTCTTTTTTGAGCCTGCGCAGCATCCGCAACAAAGCGCAGGCTCTGTAACATCCCGGGTCATAGGTCCCCGGCGGCACGCGGGGCGGACTCGAACCGCCGACATTCCCTTTAATGGGCGCTCTGGCCAACTGAGCTACCGCGTGCATTATGGTTATTTCTCGACCGGGATCGCGATGCTTTTCTCTACTCTGTACGCGCCGCTCCTGCCTTTCACGGCTTCCTTGAGTGACTTCTTGAAGACCTTGTAGAGGAGCTCAACCCCTGCGTCGCTCTTCCCCATCTGCCTGATGTATCCTCCGATCGCGCTCGCCGTCTCTCCGATTACCTGCATCACGTTCGTCTCTCCGGCGAGCATCAGGCTTGATGCAGCGTTTTCATCAGATGCCGGTTTGATTGAGATCACGAGTGCCGCCTTGCATTCGGACGTCAAGACCTCGTTGTCCACCCGGATAGTTGCTTTTACCATTTGGTTCTCCTTTCTCGTTAATATGCGGTTATGTCTCTTTATTCTCCTCAGCCTCAGCTGTCGAAGCCTTCTTCATGTCCAGCCATGCCTGGAATTCTTTCCGGTTCTCCGGATCCTTATAGAATTCTATGGTGCGCTGGACGATCTTCCTCATAAGGCCCTTCGTCCACGCGCCGTTCATGATTTCAGTCATGCTGTCTTTTCTTCCTCCGGTGCCTGGGCCATCTTCAGGCCGATCAGGACTCCTTTGATTTCTCTTTTCTGGTCATGCGTCAGCCCCTGGAGAAGCTCCGCGAATTCCTTTGCGTCAAGCTGGCGCTCGGCGACAGTCTCTTTTCTTTCTTCCATTTCCTTTTTCTCCTCTCTTTGCGTCCCTCGTGTCGGTTATGCGTACATAATAATACGTTTGCCGTACATAGTCAAGCTGATTTTGTTCGTTTAGCGTACTTTATATCTTGCAGTGGTTTTCTCGCTGTGTTATTCTTCTTTTGGGAGGACAGAAAAATGACAATAAACGAAAGAATTAGAGTCCTTAGGAAAGATTTGCTTGGGATGACGCTTGATGCGTTCGGAAAAAGAGTTGGCGTTACAAAAGCCGCTGTCTCTGATATTGAAAGGGGCAGAAATAACGTCACCGAGCAGATGTTCAATTCCATCTGTCGAGAATTTGGTGTTAGTAGTGAATGGCTTCGCAATGGCACCGGTGAGCCTCTTCTTGATGTTCCCAGCGGAGCAGTTGACGCCCTCTGCCAGGAATTTCATCTTGATGCTTTTGACAAAGCTATCATCGAAGAGTATCTGCGGATGGACGAGCGGTCTCGTCGGATCGTGAAGGAATATATCCGCCGGATCGCACGGAAAGTAGTCTGTGAAGGGCCGAGCATCTATGAGGAGGTTGCCGCTTATCGTGACGAGCTCCTCGAAGAGAAGAATCTGGAGGACGGATCATCAGTTTCAGGCACGCAGTTAGACGCATGAAAAAACGCCCGTCGCATTGACGGGCGTTTTTTTCAATAACATTCATATTCATATTCATAACAACAGAGAGGTGCTCAAATGAAAACTGCTGTAAACAATCGCCCGAATAAAGGCAAAAGTCTAATCTCGTTTCCGAATGATTGTACCGTTTTGGATCTCGAGACTACTGGGTTATATCCTCAATACGATGAGATTATAGAATTTGCCGCGATTCGGATCCGTGGCGGTGTGCCTGTAGAGTCGTTTTCTTCTCTCGCCAGTCACGGAGATGACTTTTATCTCGATGATTTCATACAAGAGTTGACCGGTATAACGCAAAAGATGATTGATGAGGCTCCAGATATTAGTGTTGTTTTCCCTCGTTTTCTTGAATTTGTTGGTGAAGATATTGTCATCGGCCATAACGTTAATTTCGACGTGAATTTTATATATGATTTGTGCTCTTTTCAGGGTTTAACTCCGTTCTCAAACAATTACGTCGATACCATGAGGATTTCAAGAAGGCTACATCCAGAGCACCGTCACCATCGTTTATGTGATTTATGCGAAAGGTGCGGTATTGACTATGTTGGTGCTCACCGCTCTCTTGCTGATTGCGACTTAGCGTTCCGCTGTTTCTGCCGTCTCAAAGACGAGGCATTATCTTTATACGGAGATGAGGAGAGTTTCCTTCGCTCAGTTTCTCGTCGCTCTAACAAGAGTCAGTTTAAACCATCCGAAATCAAAGCAGAGTGTGATGTTTTTGACGAGTCTCATCCTCTTTACGGTATGGTTTGTGTTTTTACTGGTGCCCTTGAGAAAATGCCTCGTCGCGAAGCCGCTCAATATGTTGTCAACTTAGGTGGCATAGTCAGCAACACTGTCACTTCGAAGACAAACTTCTTAATTCTCGGTAATAACGATTATTGTAGAAGTATCAAGGATGGAAAGAGTACAAAACAGAAAAAGGCCGAAGGCCTTATTCTTAAAGGCCAAGACTTGCAAATTCTTCCCGAGTCTGTTTTTTATGATATGATTTCGGAGAAGTAACGCGCATGTTTTGTTAAAAGTTGCATGTTTAACGCACAAATGCGTTAATTATGCGTTAAGTGTGCGTTTCTAAGTAAAAAATCCCGCCAGACCTATTCGCAGTAGGCCTGGCGGGTCTATCTCCCGGAGGAGCTCGTATGGTGTCTTTATTATAACCCTCCGGTGTCTGAAAATCTACCGGAGGTTTTTCTATGTCAGAAAATGCCGTGGTCTATGCCCGCTACTCTTCCAGGGTTCAGCAGGAGCAGTCCATCGAGGGCCAGCTGGCCGCTGCCAAAAAGTATGCCGATGAAAAGGGTTATACCATCATCGCAGAATACTGCGACCGCGCGAAGACCGGTAGGAACGACCGCAGGGCTGAGTTCCAGCGGATGCTCTCTGACTGCGCGAAGAGGAAGTTTTCCGTCATCATCGTCTGGAAGGTGGACCGCTTTGGCCGGAACCGGTACGAGATCGCCATGAACAAAGCCCGGGCGAAGAAGTATGGCGTCAGAGTCGAGTATGTCGCGGAGCATATCTCGCCCGGCCCTGAAGGAGTCATCCTGGAATCGGTTCTGGAAGGCCTCGCAGAGTACTACAGCCTGCAGCTCTCCCAGAACGTCTCGAGGGGAAAGCTGGAATCCGCAAAGAAGCATCATGTGATCGGTGGGTTCCTTCCCTACGGATTCAGGGCGGCCTCGGATAAAAGCTATGAGCTGGATCCTGATCATGCACCGATCGCGCGGCAGATCTTCGAGAAATACGCTGCAGGCGAGACCGTCTCTCAGCTCCTGATATGGCTCGACGAGTCCGGGATCCGGAATGCGCGTGGTACAAAATTCACGAAGACCACACTTCCGAGGATGTTGAAGGACGAGAGATACATCGGCACATACACCTTTAAGGACATCATCCGGGATGAGGATGCCATCCCCGCCATCGTAGACAAGAAAACTTTCCAGAAGGTTCAGATCATGTTGAAGAAGAATAAGCGGATGCCCTCCCATGCATGGGATTATACGGAATACCTTCTCACCGGAAAACTCTTTTGCGGCCACTGCGGTTCCATGATGGCCGGTATGAGCGGATTTGGTAAGCTCGGGACCAAATACGGCTACTATGCCTGCTCTGACCGGCGGCACGGCGGGGCCTGTAAGAAGAAGAACGTCCGGCAGGACTGGATCGAGCCTCTGGTCATCGAGGAGACCATGAAGCTCCTGCAGGACGAAGATCTCTTCCAGCAGATCGTGGACGCCGCTTGGAGCTTTTACCAGGAGGAGGCCGCTGCCAACGAGGAGATAGATGCCATGGCTGCGGAGCTCCACGACGTTGAGAAGGGAATTTCCAATCTGGTCAAGGCCATGGAGGCCGGCGCCATCTCCGACGCCCTGGTCTCGAGGCTTCAGGATCTGGAGGACCAGAAGGCCGGCCTCGAGAAAGCGATCGCGCAGGCGGAGCTGGAGGCAGGTCCGGAGCTCACCAGAGACCACATTGAGTTCTTCCTCCTCAAATTCAGAGAGAAGGATCCGGAGAAGGAGGAGGACCGGAAGGCCCTCGTCGATACCTTTGTCAACTCCATCTACCTCTACGACGACAAGATGACCATGACTTTCAATTACCGGCCCGGCGGGACCGGTGAAATGAAGCAAATCACCCTGTCAGATCTTAACGACGGTGTTCGCCTGTCTACCCGCCTATTCCAGTGGACGGGTCACAGTCGAACCCTCTCAGGCGAACCCATCACGGTTCGAGTCTGGCGACACGTCATTATCATCACCATTGATTTGTTCTGACGAATCAAACATTAAACCCGGAAGGTGCCGTCTGGCTGCCTCCCGGGTTTTTATGTGCATAGTTGTCCGGATCCGGATCAGCTCTATGCTCTTATAGGTCTTTGTCTGCCGAAATGCAGCATCCCGTCATTCCAGTCACTTCGCAGAAGGTTTTGATCCGGAGCCTCAGGGTGTTGTCGTCTTTGTCGACATATTCCAGAAGGAACCCCTGCAGGCCGTTTTTCACGATCCTGCGCATGTGTGCCTGGTATCTTTCAGACTCTTCTCTCGTCTGCTTTGTGAATTTCCCTTTGCCTTTGTAATTTGTGATCAGCGAGAAGACTTCCTCCTGTGTCACACCGTCGATGCATGCCGCAGGCTTTCCCGCGTACAGCGTGATCCTCTTCGCGGAGCAGAATCCCGCTGCATGCAGCTTCTCGGCCAGGTTGTCGGCGTTTTCTTGTGAGGAGAAGGCGCCGGCCTGTACCTTCTGTAGGTTGTCCATCTCGATGGTCGTCGCGTTGAATCCTTTCTTCTTCAGTGCTGCGGCCATCTTTTTGGCGTTCTTTTCGTTTTTGTAGGCGCCCAGCTGTACTTTGTGCGGGATCATCAGGTCTGCGAGGAAAAGGCTCCCTCCGTTGATCATTACATATCCCCTGATTGCTTTGATCGCCATGAGAGTGTTGACGATGGCGTTGAACATCTCCGTCGTCCTGTACTCCTCATAGATATCCACATTGTCAAGCCAGAGTCCGTCGAATCCCATCCGCTTCAGGTCCCTGGCTCTCTTCTGAAGCCAGTCCCGGACCGCAGGCTGCGTAAGATCTAAGTACCTCTCATGCGGCCAGTCTTCCAGCTTTCTGAGAGCATAGGGCATCATCTCCTTATCACAGGGCCTCTCATCCGAGATGGATCCGATGGAGAGATAGGCCAGCACCTTGGCATGCTGCTTTAAAGCAGCAACCTCTGCGGCCTTGTAGTCCTCCGGCTCGATGACGATCATGCCCTTCTGAGGAGGCTTCAGTTTTGTCGTGAGGCTGACTTTGTACTCGATCATGCTGCCCTCCTGAATTCCTTGGACAGGTTCTTCTTGGAGCAGGACAGTTTCATGATGCCAGGCAGGCAGTCGATATAGATGTCGCCGTTCTCGTGGTTTCTGGCCACCACTGCGCCGACAGCCTGCAACCGTTTGCGGGTCGTACTGCGTCCGGAGCCTTCCTTGTGGTGATAGTTGGAAAAAGCGATAAGAGGACGGACAGCTTTACAGATGGCTTCGTTGGTCGCGTTCGCGTCGCCGTGCCACTGGCATTTAAGGATGTCAGCCTTGAGGTGCTTTACGGCCTTGATCAGGAGATTGTTTCCCTCATTTTGGAGATCTCCGGCAGAATGGTACACCCAGCCGTTGAGCGTGATCCGGAGCACGATGGACTCGTTGTTAACGAAGTAATGTGTGTCGTGCTCTTTAAGGTCGGACGCCTTGCACTGGTAGACGCACTCAAAATGCATGCCGCCAATGGTCCAGGCGGTCCCGGCCTTCACCCAGTGGCCGCGGGCTTTCTTGTACTGCCTGCGCAGCGCATCACCGTAGCTTTTCTGGTACTTGTCCACCTGCGTCGGATCCGGCACATAGATCTCTTCTGTCGGGAATGCCTTGATGATGTTCGAGACCCCGCCATAGTGGTCACCATGTGCATGGCTGATGATGATAGCGTCTAACTTCTTCACCCCCAGGGCCTTCAGCTTCCGGATGATGTTCGCCGAGGACTTAGCCATGGCGCAATCGATCAGCACCGCGTGCTCGACCGTCTTGTCATCATCGCCATACTCGATAATGGCTGTGCAGTCCCCGTACTGGCTGGACTCGCTCCCGGTATCGAAGAAGGCCAGCGCGGCAATCCGGATCCGGTGCGGCTTTCCTGTTGTTTTTCCGTCGTCTTTGGGCTCCGGTGCGTCCTGTGTCTTGGTCTCGATGACTACAGCATAGATGCCGACCTTACGAAGCAAGTCTTTTCGCTTTTCCGCGTTCGCTTTGCTCGCAAATGCGCCTTCCTGGACCTTGTGCCAGCCGCCGGAAGAGATGACGGCTACAGAAATGTTTTCTTTGCTTCCGGTCTTTTTGAGGTACTTCTCGACTTTCTTCCGGACGCTGGCGGCCGCTATGGTCGCATTGAGCGTGCTCTTGTACGCGCCCGACTGGACTTTATAAAGAATTCCCATATTGTCTCCCTTATTTCGGATATCTCGGGCGGATCCTGCCCTTCACGCTGCCGAAGCTGTTCCTGTGCCTGACGTGCACGCCTCCGTTATAATTCCCGGAGATAAAGTCCTTCCCGCCCAGTGCAAATTCTGTGTGATTCGGGTTCCCTTTGCTGTCTTTGTAGACTACTACGTCGCCATATCGTATATCCGAAGAGCCTTTCTTCCATGTTCCCTTCTTTATGGCGTTCTCCATCAGGTTCTTTGACTGCTTCCCGTATCCGATCAGATCGAGGAGACCTGCTTTCCAAAATGCCCAGTCCACAAATTCTGTGCACCAGGCATTTTTCTCGGAGATCTTACTGTGTCCAACCTTGTCCATCATTTTGTTGTACTCTGCGACAAAGTCTTTGTGGGCCGTCGGTGAGTCGATGAACGGTTTCATGGCAGCATATACTCTGTCCGCTCCGCTGCTTTCTTTTCTGCCTGTATCGTCTCCCGGAATCGTGATCATGATGGCGCTCAGGAATCCTTTTTTCTTCACCAGTGCGAGACGTTTCTCTGCGTTGGCCTTTATGGAAAAAGCGCCACACTGTACCTTCATGACGTCGCCGTCCGGGACGATGGAGGACGGGATGCCGGCCTTTTTCACTTTCGCCAGCATCTTCTCGGCGTTTGCCTTCTGACGGAAGGCTCCGACCTGGATCTTATACAAAGTCTTTCCCATGATCACTCCTCTTTGATGACCGCTTTAAAGCCTGCCTTCCTGGCTTTGGCTGCCAGGGCTTCGGCATTCTCTTTCGATGAGAAGGCGCCTATCTGGACCCGGAAGAGCTTTCCGCCGTTTGCTGCGGTTTCTTCCGGTTTTGCTTCGGTTTTCTCCTCTTTTGCTATGGCTTTGCTATAGTCTGCTCCACTTTCGCCGTATTTATCTCGGTATGCTCTTCCGAAAGCGGCGCGGCGTCTCTTTACTTCCGCAGACTGGTCTGCTGGTTTCTCGAAGTCTGTCAGGATGGCGTCAGAGACAGCCTGGACGGACTTGCCGGCTTTCAGAGCTTCCATGGATGCCTTGTAGCCCTGCAGCTCCTTCCAGAGGAATTCAAGCTGCATCTGCATGTCGTCGATGGATGCGCCCTTCTCTTTCGCGTAGTCCAGGAGGGCTTTCTTTCTCGTGTGCCATGTCCACTGTGCCAGACCATAGCCCGCGCCGTCGTTCACAAATCCCGCGTAGGTCCCCGTGTTCACGGCTGTGGTGTAGCCCTTGTCCGTCATCCCGAGTTTTTTCTCGAATGAATTCTGGAGGTTGTTCGGGCGGAACGCGGATTCCGCGTATAGGTTTCCCATGAGGCCGGCGATGGCGTTGGCATTCAGACCCTTTCCGGCGAAGAAGCTCCAGATCTGTTTCTCGCGGTCCGCCTCCTCGTTGTTGATCATGGCTGCGGCCGCCGTGTTCGGATGTTCCTCTTCTCTCTCGGCTCCAGCCGGATCCTTCAGACGCTTTGTAACCTCTTCCGCGAGCCTTCCCATGCGCTCATAAAGCCAGTCACCAGGACAGGCCTTCGCGGCGAACCACCGGTGCACGGTGAGTACCATCTCGTCTTCCGCCGGCACATAAGAAAGAGTCTTGTTCTTATCTCCAAGCCAGAGGAGCTTCTTCTTTCCGTATCTCTCGCAGATATCTGTGCACAGGTTGACGAGGGAATCCCATACCACCATGTTCATGGAATACGGGTGCTTCGTGCCACTGGCGCACTCGATCGTGATCGCGCGGTTGTCATTATCTGCGGACGAGGAGCACCAAGAGCGGTTTTTCTCGTCGACATAAAGCCCGATCTCTCCGTCTTTTCCGATGCCGTAATTGGATGAGGCCTCGTAGGATGCCTTTTTAAAAAGATTTCCGCAGGCCTGCGCAGTCATCTGCCCCACCATGCAGTGGGGCGTGATGCGCGTGACCTTGTAGGTCCTCTGGCCGGAATGATTCGGAGAGTAAACGGTGCAGGAAATCAGATTGCTGTTAGCCATATCTCCCTCACTTTTTCTTTGTAGGATCTCCATGATTGATCTCTTCGTCGATATCTTTCGCTTTTCTTGTGATAAAGTCCGGAATCGGGACACCCATCGCCTGGAGGTTTTCCATGATGCTCAGTCCCTCCATGAGGCACACATACAGAGCCACAGCTGCCGGGTATTTGATCGGCAGCTGGATGGCGATGCATGTCACCCAGACGAGCATGATGACACCCAGCTCCCCAACCTTCCTATAGAGCCCTTTTCTCATCACTGAGCTGTTTTTGCAGTTGTTGATCTGCGCCTGGATGAGACCGGTGATGACATCCGACAGGGCAAAGATGGCAGGGAGGGCGATGATCCAGTAGTTGTTTGCGAAATGTATGCTGTAAACGATATCCATGTAATCTCCTTTTTGCTTAGTCTACTTTCTCCCACCCCGCAGGGTAGTCCGCCGGGCTCCATACGTTGTTGTCGATCAGCGACTCGTAGGTCGAGTCGTTAAAGATAACTCTGTCTCCCTCCATGTAGGGGTTTGTGGAGTCAGGCTGCACCCACTCGCCGACCTCAGTACCGTCCTGTCCGGGAAGGACTTCCGCGAAGAGCGCTGCGGCTGCTCCCGGATTCCATGTCGGCTGTGATGTGTGTGCCTGGAGTACCTTGTAGAGTGTCCCGTCAGCTCTCACCCGGTCGCCGGGCTTGTACTCACAACTGTCAGGATTCCAGGCGGGGAAGAGCTCCGCATTCTCCAAGGCTTTCTCGTCTTCCAGATTCTGGGCCATCTCCTCGATGGTGCCTCTCAGGACTCTGGCTCTTTCGATGATGTTATCCATGATCACTCCTCCCCGAGCAGGATCCTGCCCGCCTGTGCATATTCGCCGCCGAGCTCATAGGTGCCGCCCCGCGTGTAGATGTGGCCGGTGACGGACCCGTCCGTGTTGGCCACGGTCTGGGCGCCGGCGATCTGCATGCCGGTGATGGTCGCGATGGTCTGGCCGTTCGCTGTGGCCTCCACCGTGTCCAGGGCTCCTTCCTCGTTCATCATGTCTTCGATGGCGCGGAACCCTTCCAGATCCGCGCATGATACCACGATGTGCTCATGCGCAAATTCCGCAGCTTCGAATGTCTTTCCCGTTCCCAGTTTCACCTGTGTCATGATCTGCCTCCATTCTCCGGAGCGTTTCCTTCCGGACGATAGCTTTTAATCGGTTGATGCCGATGGGCTTGATGTACTTGTCGAAAATGTTCTGGCCATTGCAGTGCCGGAGCTGGCCGGCTCGTGAGAGGAGCCCTGCCGCGACGTGCGGTGGGATCTTCCTGTGCGTCTCGAGGAATCTCCGCGCCGTTCTGGCGTTCCTGCGCAGCTTCTGGAAGTTTCTCCGTCTGAGGATTGTCCGCCCGTGAAAGAAGCGAAATCCAACGAAGTCTACGCCTCGCGAGTCGGTCTTGAAGATTTGCCAGTTGTCCTTCAGCTGCAGGCCGAGCATTGTCTCGAGGTATCTTGAGATGTGTTCCCTTGCCCGGTGGAGTTTCTTCTTGTTCCCGCCCAGGATCACAATGTCGTCCATGTTCCGGACGTAATACTTCACACCTTTCAACGTGCAGATAAAGTGGTCGAGCGGCTCGAGGAAGAGATTCGCCAGCCACTGATTGAGATAGAATCCGATGGAGATTCCCGGATCCGGATCTGATCGTATGATCATTTCAACCAGGTTCAGGATCTTTTCGTCTTTGATCTTTCTCCGGAGCGCATCCATCATCTTCTGCTTCGAGATCGTCGGATAGTAGTGATGGATATCGAATTTGCCGCAGTATTTTGTTCCCTTCGGGTCTTCTTTCAGGTGCTTTTTCACGTAATTTGCCGCGCAGCTGTTCCCTCTTCCGGGGATGCTGGCGCAGCTCCACCTGTACATTCCGCGCATGAGGACGTCTTTCATGGCGTAGACGGCGAGCTGCTGGATGATGCCGTCCGGATAGTATGGGACTACCTTGATGTCCCTTTCCTTCCGGCACGAGTTGTCAAAGATCCGGATCTTTCTCGGGACTGTCGGCACATAGGTCTCCGTCGCGAGGAGCTTGTAGACCTTCTCCGTGTATCCGTCCACATCACTCAGGACTTCTTTCACGTCCTGCCTTTTTCTCTTTCCTCTGCTGCCGGTGATGATGCAGCTTCTGATCACTTCTTTGTCGAGCATTCGCTCGTAGAGGTAGCCGACTCTTTTCGGCATCGTTCCTCCTTTTCGCCTCAGGGCCTTTCGAGAGCCCTACTAAGCCCTGCCTAAATCGGCGATATTTCTGGCAAGAGCCAGGGGACCATTCGTGCAATTGGTTATTATTCCGTCTTTGAAAAGGGTGCGGGAGCCGAGGTTGTCGTTGGTGTTGGACGCGTCGTTGTTCGCGTTGAAATAGAAGAACCCGTAGTTCGCGTTATCGTTGTAGTTGCCGCCGACATAGGCCGGGTAGAGCGAGCTGCTCGAGTTGACGCGGTACCGGGCAGACCTCAGCCACAGGGCACGGATGATCCCCGATTTACAGTTACGTTTGTTTTACTTTTGTGCTTTAAATTTTTCCCATCGTCTCCTGTAAGCCCGGGGGAATGCTCCCCCGGTCCCCCTATTAGGTTTTAAGGAGGCGGGAGCCGAGGCTGCCGCCGGTGTTGGACGCGTCGTCGTTCGCGTAGAAATAGAAGAACCCGAAGCTCGCGTAATCGCCGTAGCTGCCGCCGACATAGGCCGGGTAGAGCGAGCTGCTCGAGCTGACGCGGTCACAGACGTAAGTCGTGTAATCTGATCCGCTTGCCGTATCCGCGATGAAAGCCCAGGCCGCTGATTCGCTGTAGCCGAAACCATGAATTGCTCCGGAACTCGGAAGTGCGAATCCAAGCTCGTTGAGGTCGCTGTTTCTGCCTGCGTAGGAGCTGTTCGCCGCTGCATACGTCTTCGTTTTGTTTCCCACAAATCCGTCGATCCAATCCCAGCAATTCGAGAAAGGATCCTCGATCCAGCGGTACTGGTTATGGGCTCCGGAAGCTTTGACGGTGTGGTATGCTGCGGAATCCGTTCCGCCCATGGTACCAAGTGATCCGATGTTCCACCCTTTTCCGAGTGTTGTCTGCGAATCAAAGTTCGCAAATTCCACGAGGTAGAGGAGTTCCAGAGCACACCATGCAGCCAGATCCATCATCCGCCAGCCGTCGCCCTTGGCGGCGCTGTATGCTCTGAAGTTGGTCTGCGATGTGTTGACGAGCGGAGTCACGCCGGACTTGGAGTAGACACCGGAGCTGCTTCCGCCTGTGTGGTAGCGGCCGATATATCTTCCGGATCCTGGATGCTTGCAGTACCCTTCCTTTGCGGTCGGCGAGATCGCCCAGAGCCACTTGCTGTTCGTCGTATCCTTGTAGGCTGTGTAATAGAATTCCGGGATGTAGACCACCGTGTCGTTGGCAGCCTGGTCGAAGCGGCTGTCCGTCTCCGGGACGTATTCGGTGCCGATGACATTGAAGCGCTTCATACCGGACCACGGCAGGATGTTGTCAAACGGCGAGGACCCGCTGCCGCTGTTGCCCTCTGCCGGCGCAGGATTCGCGAATGCCGCCGCGAGCCCCTTCCTTGTGAGTGCCGGTGAAGTCTGGGAGTAATCCCACTCGACGCCATAGGCGCCGTCGGCCGTGGTCGCGGTCGGCGTCTCTACGTTTGCCTTGAACTGTGCGTATACCGAGAGGTTGCCCTGGACATTCACAGGGTTCGGGCTCCAGCCGGTGAAGATCTTGTCTCCGTCGGTCGGTGTCGGTCCGGTGTATGTCGCAGAGCCGCCCTGGAGCACCTGGACGGTGTCCAGAAGCGTCGATCCGTTGTAGAAGTACACGTTGTAGACCGGTGTGTAGGATGCCGTGTATGTTGCATTTCCGGTGACGGCCGTGATCTGCGGCACCCATCCGGTGAAGGGGCCGCCTCCGGATGTCGGGTTCTGTGGCGTGGAACCGTTGTAGCTGGGCGTCGTGCCCCACGGCACGTTCTCGTCGGTCTCGAGGCGGGTGCCGTTGGAGTTGTTCCATGCCACGGTGTAGGTCCTGACGTTCCAGGTGTATGCTGCGTAGACCGTGCGGTCGGCGATGACATTGTCGAGGGCGGAAGAATCCGCAGCCTGCGCGTCGGGCTCCAGGGCCCATCCGGCGAAGGTGTAGCTGTAGTGGCCGTCGGAGCTGTTGGGCCTCGTGAGGCCTGTCGGCGCGGCTTCCTGCGGCACGCCGTCGTGGCACTCGACCACTTTGAGGACAGTTTCATCCCAGTCAGCGTATGTCCTGTAAGAGAGGACAGAGTCGGCGATGATGGCGATGTAGGGATATCTCGCATTGTAGGACGCCACCTGTGCTCCGGTGAGGGAGGCTGTGTGGATCGTTCCGGAGACCTGTGCCTTCTCGACGTTGTTTCCGTTCTCGTCCAGTCCTCTCATAGTGTCGAGCAGGTCGAGGATGGCCTCAATGGCTGCGGCGTTCTCGCATTCCCAGTAGAATCCTACGAGCCTCACGCGGGCTCCGGAGGGGATGGCGTGCAGGATGGCCCTCTCGTCGATGACGGAGGAGTTGTTCTCCAAGCGGAGGGTCGTCACGTTGGAGTATCCCGCGCAAACGAATTCGCTGATCAGATGCTGGTTCCTGATCGTGATGTTGGTCATGGTGTCCGGAAGGTGGAGCTTTTTCAGGACGCCACCGATCGGGAGCGTCAGGCCCTGGATCTTCGTGCCGTCGAAGTATGCCTCCTCAATGATGACGCAGCCGGACATGTCCACGGCTTTCTGTTTGCCGGTGCCGAGCGCCGTGCAGTTCCTCGCGTCGATCTTCCTCAGGAGGGCATTGCTCCCGAGCGTCAGGTCGTTGAGGTTCCCGTTCTGGTAGTCGGATGAGGCGTCGCCCACCTTGATCTCCTGCAGGTGTGTGGCCATGGAGAAATCCGCGAAGCCGACCTTCAGGCCGGAGACGTCGCCGATCGAGGCGACCTGCTTGGCCGAGTAGATGTAGATCTCTGTGTCGTTCAGTGTCGTGACCGGGCATTCCAGGAGCGTCGGGACGCCTGCGGAGCCTCTCTTCTGGACGAGGTAGGAGCCGTACTTGACCGTCGGATAGATGGACGCGTAGGGGGTGACAGTGATGTCGGCCTTCGCGTATCCGCGGAGCTGGATCACCTCATTCAGGGCGTCGCCGGCATTATATTTTGAATCCTCGTACTGGAAGCGGTTGTAGAGCCACCACTTTCTCTGTTCCGTTTTCGGTCCCTGCATCATGGGGAGGTAGACTGCGGTCGGTTCCTTGCCGACGTCCGGATCTGTGAGGGGCGTGATGTACTTAAACCAGGAGTCCTCGTTGAGAAGGGCCTCCGGCCACTTGGACTGGTGTTCCTCGAACTGGCTCTCGACATTTCCATATGCCAGGATGCCGTTTGAGCGGAGGGTCTTGTACATCTGGGAGATCTCCGCCCTGTGCGAGTCGCGGAGATTGCACCAGAGCGTGGAGTCCTGGCCGTTGAAGATGTTCGCGCCGCCTTCCAGGTGGTCCGTGTCCTCGAGATCATACGGGAAGACCAGGGAGCCCTCGTTGTTTGTACCGAGGGCCGTGTCCATGTCGTAGGGCTCCGCGACCGCTTTTCTCCTCATTCCTTCGACGCCGCATTCCGATCCATGGAAGCCGAGGAAGAAGTTCTTTGCCCTGGAGTCGACCATGAGGAAAAGCTCTGTGAAGATGTAGTAGAAGATAAAGGAATCTGTCTCCGCATAGTCCGCGAACTCCGCCTTGAATTTTGCCAGGCGGTAGTCTGCGGAGTCGGTGGTGTACTCGGTGTCCCCGTATGTCACAGGCGCCGGCAGCGCATCACCGGTCGCCTGGTCGCGGTCCGTGGAGACCACCCAACTGACAAAGGTCTTCAGCTGGGTGATGTCCTCATAGGTGTCTTCCGGGAATCTGGCCTCGAAATCGTTCTTCCAGGCTGGATATGTCTCCTGCGTCTCCGGATCCGTGTAGATCTCGTCGAAGTCGTCGGATTTGAACAGCATTCTGGCCGATGTGTTGTTCTGGAATTCCCAGCTTTCGTCGTATACTGCCATGTTTTCTCCTTTTCTTTAAACTGCGTATCCGTAGGGCGCCGGCGCTCTCTTAGGGAGGTTGAAGTTGTACTTCCCGAGAAGGCTCACCGTGTCGGAGACGGTATCGTGCCAGAAGAGTGCGATCGGGAGTCCGTAGATTCCCCAGCGCACGCGGGGGTCGGCGATCATCTCCGGCACCTTATAGGGGCACGCTTCGTTATAGATCCGGACCAGGCGTGTGTTGTTCGCCGACTCCGAAGAGGCGACGTCCGCTTTGAGGACGAATCTGTTGAAGGCGATGACACCCTCTGCCAGCGTGTAGTCACTCGCGTGGCCGGAGTCGTGCATCTCGAATCCCGCCTTGAACTGCATGTCGTAGTTCTTCCTCGCATACGGAGCGGAGGAGGTGCCCTGGACGTTGGCCTGGCATCCGGTGAAGGTAAAGGATTTCGCCGGATGGAGCGGGTCTGTGTAGTATCCGGAGACGGTCTTCTTGTCGCCCTTGTACTGCGGCAGCTCGTCGCACTCGATGACCATGTAGGGAAGGTCTGCAGGGAGCTTGGCGATGACGACATTTCCGTACTCGTCGTAGATGTTGTTGTGCGTGTACCTGTCGAGCATCTCCGCACCGCTCTGTGTGTCCGCGATCCAGTTGTCGAGGACCTGGTATCTGGTCAGGTCGTTGTCATAGACCCGGATGTTGTAAATGTCGATGGTGCACTGGTTGGATCCGATGGAGATCCCGACAGGGGTCTGCTGTGAGAAGTCATCGTCCTGCGGATACTGGACGACGCCGGATGCTGCGCCGTTGACATAGACCAGAACGAGGCGGTCTTCGGATTTCTTTTCAACTACAAAGGAGAGACGGATGTGCTCGCCTTCCTTGTACTGTGTGAAGAGCTGAGACTGCTCTGACTTCAGGTCCGCTCTCTGGGCGGTCATCTGCAGGCCTCTGTCTCCCGACATACAGGACAGGACCGTGGTGTTGTAGTTGAGGACGTTTCTCGTGGCAAATTCCACTTCCACGGTCTTCCCGGACGTGCGGAAGTCGGTCCCGAAGATCTGATATGGGATCGTGACTCTTGCGTCTCCGGAGACTCTGAGGACAGTGGAACCGTCTTCCAGCGTCTGCCATCCATCTCGCACGAAGTTGAAACCAGTGAGGGATGCCTCGATGGATCCGCTCTTCCACTCCTCCGGATGGGCCTCTGTGTTTGAGCGTCCCTCTGCCGTGAGGTAGAGCGCCAGGGCATCCGTCTCAGGTTCGACATCAATGTCCGTCTCTGTGATGTCGATGGAGAAGGATTTTGTCACGCCGCCGGAGCTGATGGCGAAGGTGTGGCTGCCGGCTGTATCGAATCTCATCGTCCAACCCTGCTGTGTCCTGTCGACAGTCCTCGACGCTACGGTCAGGCCGTCTTTGATCAGGTCGACCTCTGCCGTCTCGCTCGTCGGATTGAAAATTGTGAAGTCCACGCCCAGCTGTTCATACTGTGCGGCCGTGTCGCGCTTAAAGTTGCTGGTGATGATGGTGTTGTTGTTCAGGGGCTCGATGGCAATGAATTCATAGTAGAGTTCATTCGAGCGGACCGGCTGGCCGTTGATCTCGCAGTCGAAGTAGCACCGGATCGAGTGGGCGCCATGGCTCTGCTGCGGAATCGTGAAGGTGATCTGCCTGCCGGATACGGAGGTCGTGATGGTGTCCAGGAGCCTGTCGTCTACAAAGAGGCTGATGACCTTGGAGACCGCGCCGACAGGTGTGACAGGGAACTGGAAAGGCCCCTCGTATCTCTGGGACGTGTCGAATGACGAGGAAAGGCTCGTGTCGACAGCCGTGACAGTGAGGACGAATCTCTTGTTATGTCCGTATACGTCGGAGATCCTGAGGATGATCGTGTTGTCGCCCGTCGGGATGTAGGGGCCGATGTCTACGGAGACGAGGCCCTGGTTGACTTCCAGCATTGCCTTGGTGACGTCGTTGACGACGACCTGCAGCGTGCCCTTGCCGGTCTCCATCTCCTCTTCGATGGAGCTCCATTCCACCTTCGCGATCGCGGATCCGCCCGTCTTGATGGAGAGAGCGTTCCATCCGGACGCGTTCCTGGCCTTGAATTCGACGTTGTCGGTGGACTCTCCGCCGCCACCGCCTCCACCGCCGCCTCCGGTTCCGAATGGGCCGATCGGGCCGGCGATGTCGTCGCCGTCAGATGTGAGATAGAGGTATCCTTTGCCGTCGGCATATCCGTCGTCAGCTTTCTGGCGGAGGAGGTTCTGGACCCTGTTCACAGCCTGCTGCAGGACGATGGTCTTCTGTTCGACCTCTGCGAAGGCGTTTTCCAGGTTGTTGGCTTTTGAGAGAGCCTGCGTCGCTACCGCTTCTGCGTTGGACTTCATCTGGACGACTTCCTGGGCCTTGGATTCGACAGTTTCGACTGCGTTTCCCCTGGCGGAGTTGACAGCGCCGACGCCTGCCGTGGCAGCCTCCTCGATCTCCTCCAGCTTCCCGTCGAGGTCCGCTGCATCAATCTGCGACGCCGCATTGGCCGCTGCCTGCGCCGCCGTCTCTGCGGCGTCCTGGGCGTTCTCTGCCGCTGCCTGTGCAGCTTCCGCTGCCTGCTTGGCCGCAGTCACGGTCTCAGCTGTGCCGGCGATGCTCTGTGCTGCAGCGATGATCTCGTCGAAGTCTTCCGCGATCTCCTCCACCTGGCGGATCTTGGAGTCGCTCCGGATCGTGTCGAGGTCCATGGCCGTGCGGTCGACGGAAAGAATGAATCTCTCGGTCAGCAGCTCCTCCCCGCTCTTGGTGAGCGTGAGCTTGCAGGGCACCCGCCCGGCGATGGGCGTCATCTGCTCGTCAAGGCCGAAGAGGATCCTTTCTCCGGAGATGGATGCTGCGATGTCAAAGCCGTGGCCGTCCGGCTTTGTGCCGATGATGGCCACGGTCGCCCCGGTCGGGAACGTAAATTCCGCATCCGTCGCAAAAAGCTCCACCTCGAAGGTCCTGGAGTTTTTGTCGTACTGGCTGACGTGGATCACCTGCGGCCCTGCGCCCGGTGTCACGTCCAGCCGGATCTGCTTGGTATACATGCTCATTTATTCGCCCTCCTTCTTGTCGCACACCAGCCATATCGGTTCGAATGTCAGGCGCTCATTCCCGGAATATGCCGTTACCGCTGCCGGTATCTCTCCGGCATAGGTTGCGAAAGATTCCGGGATGTCAAATGTTACTGCGAGGTTATTCCGGGAGCCGGTGATCTCCAGCTCCTGGCCATCCGGCCTTCTCGCCTTCAGCTTTATCGTCGTCCCGGAGGGGAGCTCCAGCGTTCCCTCCCTGGCGAACAGGCTGAATTCGATGTGTCTGCTCCTCTTGTCGCCCTGGCTGATGTAGATCTTCACAGGGTTGCCGCCCGGCACGGCGTCGAGCTTGACATACTTTCTATACATCGGCATCTTCTACTCCTTCCGGTGCCGTTCCCGGCTCCGCCTTCTTGATCACCGGCTCGGCCTGTGTGACCGTCACGTTCGGTTTCACCGGTGCGATCATGGACATGATCATCTCGTTGTATGCCCGCCGGCTGAACCGCCCGGCCAGGGCTTCCATGACCACGGCAGCCTCCTCCTGTGTCACTTCGTTCTGCGCAAAAGAGTTGATCGCGAAGTTTTCGATCATCGTCTCCAGGGCTGTAAGAATTCTTGCGCTTGTCATCGTCATCCTCCTTTATGCTGTTCCTGTTTTCAGCGGATCCGCGGGCGGGTTGCCCCCGCTGCCGGTTCCCGTCACTGTGGCCGCTTCTTCGATCGGTACCAGAGCCCCGTCTTTGATGACCATTTCCGTCAAGGCCGTGACGGTGCAGCCTTCTTCCGCGTACCGCTTCGCCTCTTCGTCTGAGCGAACTGTGAATATTCTGTTATTCCTTAGAATCTGGTATGTCATGATCACCCCTTAGTAGCAGATGCCGTTCTTGAAGGCGAGCGTCCCGTAGCTTGGCGTCACGCTCACCGTCACCGAGACATCTGTCATGGCCCTGATGCTGTAGTAGTAGTCGCCTGTGGACCTCTGGACGTTTGTCCACTCGGTGTATGTCGGCTTCACGGTCACGCTTACGTCTCCGATTCCGTTCGCATAGGACAGGCTCCCGGTGTAGCCGTCGTATCCGGTAAAGTTCCCGCCCATGGACGTCCATCCGCCTACTACGATCTTCGGTGCCAGGATAGCGACTTCTCCGCGTCCAGCTATGGCTGCCCCGTATGATCTGTTGATAGAGTCGTATACGTTGAAACCCACCCAGCCATTCGGGGATGAAGAGCTGTAGTTGTTGTTCGCGCCTTCCAGGTATCCGTCCACCAGCCTGCACCAGGCCGTGTTCCCGGAAGACTTCACTGTTCCGGAGATGTCCGCTCCGGTCGCGGTCAGCTTGCCGGCCGTCGACACCTTGAAGGCCCCGTTCCCGATGTTGATGGAGCCTTTCTTCATCGTCAGCTCGCCGGTGCTCAAGTTGAACACAGTGTTGTTGCCGGTGTCTGCGAGGGTGCCCGTTGCGATGTATGACGCGTTTATGTAGAGCTTTCCATTGTTCAGGTAAATGCCCTGTGTCTGGCCGTTGTTGGTCAGGCGGTTGAAGATCTTGAGCTGCGTTAGATCTTCGTCGTAGTCATCCACCGCGTCTTCCGCGATCTTGGCCACGGTCTTTCCTCCGACAGTGGCCGTGGAGGCAAGCTGGAACTCGCCGGTCTCCATGTTCCAGAAGTTCTTCCCGGCGACGTCTGAGAGGATGCCTGCCTTGATCAGGACTGCGGTCAGGGTGCCCGTGGTGATGAAATCGGCCACCAGCTTTCCGTCGATGGTCCAGGCGTTGGCGTATGGCCCGGAGAATCCGTTCGTCGAGAAACCGATGCCGTTTTTGTTGATCCGGATGATGTTCACCGCCGTGGTGACATCCGGTTTATCCATCACATAGATCTCTTCCGGTGTGCCGTCGGCATTCCGGCCGAAGACGACGTATCCGCCCAGGCCTCCGGTGATCATGTCAGTGGCGTGCTCGATGGCCTTCCTGAGCTCGCTCTTGGCGTCCTTGACCTGCTCTGTGGAGATCTCCACAGCCTCGTCAATCCTGCCCTGGAGCGTCTCGCCGAAGCTGCTCTTTGCATCTCCCAGCTCGATCTCGTCGTAGCGGTCGGTCAGGACGTTGAACTTCGTCCGGACGACCTTGGCGGTCGCCTCGACGCCCAGTCTCTCGAAGATGACTGTGACGGTGTCGCACAGGTTGACGCGCTCGAGGTTCATGAGCTCTTTGTACTCTTCCGTCTGCCAGAGCGGAAGGAATGACACCTTGATGGACACCGACGGGATGCCGATCTTGTTGGCTTTCATGTAGGCCTGCGCTCTCTCGCGGAGCTGGGCCTGTGTCGGAGGATTCTGGAAGTACGAGGACATGTCCAGGGGGACCGTCATCTGGTAGGGGAAGTTCTGTGCATTCGCGCTGTGGAGGACTTTTTCGTCCAGTTCCACCAGCGTTTCTGTGCTGCCTTCTTCCGAGCCCTTCCAGTACGGATAGACACCCGTGATGGTGTTCTCAATATTCTCTTCCTGCGTGATGTCTGTGATGTTCTTCCCGTATCTGAGTGTCACGCCCTTGTCAGATCCGCGATTCTCGTGGAGTTTTATGGTGTAACCATCCCATTCATACTCCCCGCCGTAGGTGTCCAGGATGGATCCTCTCGTGCCTCCCAGCCGCGACCGGATGGAAGACGGCTCCTCCACGGAGAAATTTGCCGTCGTGGATTTGTCGGTCCAGAATTCAAAAGGACACGCCTCTGCCGCGTTGCTCTTCAGGCCATTCAAGGCCTGCGCACATGACGCTGCCGTGAATGGAGCCACCGGGATGTGTGATGTCTGGTAGCTGATGTGCCTGGCCTTGACTGTCACGCGCTTGTTAAGCGGCTTTGTGATCTTGTAGATCCGGAAAGGCTGCTCCGGTTTCCCGTCCGCAGGCTTCGCCATGATCAGGCATGAGTGCTGTATATCTGAAAAATGGACCCCGTCGACGGGATATTGCATCTCCAGTTCGTAGGATCCATTACGTTTTTCCTCGACAAAGCAGCTGATCGCGGAGGACAGCTGTCCGATTCCGTTCGTTGAGAAATCGGTTGTCGCCGGGCTGTATAATCTCATATCTTCCACCACCTCGGCGTGATGATGATCCTCGAGATCCCGCTGCCAAGTGTGACTCCGTTGTCGCCCTCAAGCAGTGACGGGAATCCTCCGGAGAGGAGCTTCACGCTTGCGTTCCGGTTGTCTGCCATCGTGTCTCTGTAGCACTCGCAGATGTCGCAGTCGATATCTGTGTAGGTATTGGCTGCAGTGATCTGCATGCTCGTTGAGCCGATGGAAAAGGTCCCTGTCCCATATACGCGCAGGAGCGGTTTTGCCTCCTGCGCGGTCGGGTTGGTGATCTTCCCGGACGATGTGAGCGTCTTTGCTTTCTCCCCTGAGTTGAGGAATCTCTGCGGCATCACTGAGAAGTTCACCGCAAATGTCGCTGCGGCTCCGTTCTTGATCAGCTCCAGGGCGACATTGCCGGTCAGCTTGGCCATCCGGTACTCGTCCGGATGCCAGGAGTCCTCGAGCCTCGCGTAGCCCCTGTGTGCCGTGATCATAGCGCGGAAGCGCTCGAAGTTCTTTTCGAAATCGACGCCGATGCCGCAGGTATATGTACCCGGGACGTTCTTCCACCTGCCGTTGTCGACGGTCAGGTCTCCGTTTCGTCCCGGGATCTCAATCTGCTCGGAGTCTCTCTCGGGTGTATCCCATATTCCCGACACGCTGTCGATCAGGATGCCGTAGTCCCTTGAGGACGCTCCGCCGTACACGAAGAATCCGCCTGCGCTCATCTATACACTGCCTCCGCGCTTGCCATGTCGTCGCCCAGAATGTCGGCGACCTCTCTGGCGATCTCTCGTGCATCCTGGCCATCCCTCGGATAGATGTTGATGCTTACATCGCCGTATTTAAAGTTACGAATCGAATCTCCGGCCCTCTGCGCCGTCTGCGACAGCGTCCGGATGGCGTTCTGGATCGTCTCGCCTGCAGGTGACTGCATGGCGCCCTGGACGCGCTGCATGACCGTCTCTACCGCGTTCATGATCATGTTGAGCAGTGAATCCTCTCCGGATACCACTTCTCTTCCGGATTCGCCTCCGCCCAGAAGCTTCCCTCCGGCCGCGCCGAAGATGGTCGCTCCCTTCAGGACGCGAGGCGTGTTCATGGCCTTGTCGTACCAGTCGACGGTCAGGTATCTCGGATCCGGAATCGTGCCGAGAGCCGGGACATCAATGTAGGCGCCCACATTGATGTGAGGGAGTTTCAGCTCCGGCAGCTTCCACTCGAAATTGAAGAAGCCCTTGATATCCTCGATGGCCTGCCTCACGAAGTCCTTGGCTGTGCCGACAGGATCCTCGATGAATTTCTGGACGTTGCTGAAAATTTCCTGCGCCTTGTCAGCTATTCCTCCGAATTTTTCATCAAAGAAGTCCTTCATGTCCTGGACTTTCTGCTCGGCCCCTTCTTTGAGGCTTCGTACCTTCTCCACGACCCCGTCGCGAAGATCTTCGATTTTCTGCTTGGCACCGTCCTTTATGGATGTAAATTTTTCAATGGTGTCGTTTTTGAAATTCTCCCACTTTTCCTTCGTGTCTCTAACAAAGTCCTTGACCTTCTGTACGGAGTCATCGAAAAATTGTTTTATCTGCGGCCATAGTGCTATCACCGCGAGTATTGCTGCCACGACGAGCGCGATCGGCCCGAGAAGAGGCGAGCCCAATATGCCTATCACGGCGCCTACAGCTCCGACGATGCCGCCGATCGCACCGGCCACTGTGCCGATGACTACGAGCACCGGGCCTACCACTGCAGCGATGCCGGCGATCTTGATGATCATTTGCTGCTGGTCTTCACTGAGCCCGTCCCACTTCTCCTTCAGGGTGGTGATGGCGTCCCGGATGGCGGTCATGGCCTCCACGATCATAGGAGCGGCTGTCTCGACGATGTCGGCGCCCAGCTCCTTCATCATGTTCATGTTGGTCTGCATCTGGTCCATCGGGTCCAGGGTTTCGTCGAACGTCGAACCGACATTGCCGGCGAAGTCCTGCATCGATGTACCCAATTCGTCGAAGGATAAGCGTCCTTCCATGCAGGCGTCTGCGATGGCCGGTCCCGCCTTTGCACCGAACAGCTCAGTGGCTGCGGCGTAGGCCTCGGCTTTATTGGATCCGTCGCTCATTTTATCCTGCAGCTGCTGCAGGGCTACGTTCGCCGGGATGCCCTCTTTTGTGGCGTTCTGCAGAGCCTTTTTGAGGCCGGCGAGTGCTGTTCCCGCGTCAACGCCGTTCTTGTCCATGTTCGCGAGGAGCATGGCGGAATCGGAGAAGCTCAGACCCGCCTCGTCCAGGGCCGTCTTGTTGGTCTTGAGCATGTCGCTCAGTTTGTCGACGCTGATGCCGGTATCCTGGCCGGCCTTGTTCATGGTGTCGAGGACCAGAGAGGCGTCTTCCGCTCCGATTCCCCACGCAGCCATGGCAGACTGGACAGAGTCGATCGAGGAGGAGACGTCGGTGTCGTTGAGCTGTGCGAATTTGACAAAGTCCCCGGACAGGTTCTGCAGGGCGTCGCCCGTGAGTCCGAATCGGGTATTCACTTCGCCCACTGCGTCGGCGGCTGTCTGGAAGTCCGTCGGGATGGTTGTGGCGATATCCTTGGCACGCTGCTGCATGTCTGCCAGGGCCTCGCCGGACGCACCGGTCTTGGTAGTGATGGTGTCCATGGCCTCGTCGACTTCTTTCCACGCCGCCACGGATGCAGCTCCCACTGCCGCGATCGGAGCGGTGACTCCCTTGGTCAGGGTTTCGCCCGCTCCTTTGATCTTGCCGCCTGCTGCCTCTATCTTGCTGCCGACTTCCTCAACCTTCTTACCGGCTTCCTGCATGGATGCCTGGAATGGCGTCGGAAGGGCTTTCACATCGTCCTGGAACTTCTTCAGAGCCTCTTCGTCGGCGATGATCTGACGCTCCAGGGCTTTGGCTGCCTCGGAGCTTTTGTCGAACCCTTCCGTGTTCTTCATCTGCTCCAGGGCTTCTTTCTCCCTCTGTAGCTTCTCCTTCGTGTTCTCGATGGAGGTGTTCAGGTACTCCTGCTTCTGCTTCAGGAGGTCTACGTTCGAAGGGTCCAGCTTCAGGAGCCTGTCGACGTCCTTGAGGCCTCTTCCGGCCTCGCTCAGAGACTTGTTGACTTCTTTCAGCGAATCGTCCAGCTTCGTGACGTCGCCGTTGATCTCTATGGTGATTCCCTTTGTACGGCTTGCCATGTCAGCCTCCTACGAATTCGTTGAACTGGGCCTGTGTCGCTTTCTTCGGATAGTCTACGGTGTCGTTTCCGGACTCGATCATCATGTCCATGACCATGCCGTACTCCATCATGTCGAGCTCGTCGAGCATCAGGCCCATCTGCTTGCACCGGAGCAGGTAGGTCGGTGTCAGGATTTCCCGGACGGTGGGCTCATATTTTTTTTTGAGCCTGCGACCTGTACCGCTCCTCCGAACCAGAGATCTACAATCTCCGGCAGGATCTGATAAATCGAAAAAGTATTCATGTCGTCGATCCAGTCCCAGGCGTCCGGGTACTTTTCCCGGAAAGCCCGCTGCTCGTCCGACACGCGGGGCGAAGGTGAGAGTGCCTGATAGGCGAAGGTGTAGGACACCCTCACGAAGGTCTCATAGTCTTCGATGTCGAAGAACTGCTTTCTCTCTTCGCCCTCTGCCGCCTCGTTCCCTTCGTTTTCCTTCGCGCGGTCGTTGGCACTCCTCAGAGCGTCCATGTCCCGCATGAAATCGCGCCCGGGAAAGAGGCGGTTGTACTGTATAGGCGAAAAGGCGGAGGCGCGAAATGCCGCGCTCCTGCCTTCTTCGATCTGGATCACCTTTTCCATGTGATTCTCCTTTTATGCGTTGCTGATGCCGGGCAGGCAGACCTTCGAGAACCACTGGTTGTATGTGGCCGCGTTCGCGCTCTTTGTCACGCCGCCGCGCACGATGTTCTTCTCCGTGCCGTCGATGACGCAGGGAAGAGGGGATGCCTGGAGGGAGAGGGACTCCGTGTCAGGCTCGCGCATGTTGTCTTTGTTCTCGCCTGTCTGGTTCGGCCGGGATGCCGTGCAGTTGTAGTAGATGAACCGGATGCCTTCCGTGTCGCCCTTGAATTCGCCCATGAGTGCGAAGGGATCGGGCGTTGCGTCCGCGTCCTCGTACTGGATGCCGGTCGTGATATCCACCGTCTCCGCGAGGCAGTCCTGGCGGAACTGGTCGGAGATCTTCACGAAGTTGAGCGTCCCGGTATATCCGTTATTGGACGCGATGATGATGTAATCGATGCCGTCTGCCCGGATCTTGGAAATGTCACCCTCTGCCTGCATATCAATGGACTGCAGGCCGGGCTCCTGGCGGATCCGCGTCTCGTCAAACGTGATCGAGCCGTCGGCGTTCCGCTTGCCGGGGCAATAGTAGCAATTCTTGACGTCGTACCTGTATTTGTTCGCCATGCTTTTTACACCTCCATGGTGTACTCGGTAAAATAAAGCCCGAGCTCGTCGTCGTAGTTTTTGGTCGCGTTGAAGCGGTCGAAAGCCTCTGTGAGAGCATCTTCGAAGCGCCTGCCGTCGGCTGTATGCGTCTCGACGTCCTCGTTTGTATCTGTGTAGAGGTAGATGGTCAGCCGCTCCCAGAGGACGTAGTCGATGCCGTCAGCGCGGAGCGATCGCTTCTGCGTCCCCCATTCAATAAACGGAGGCTCGAGCGTGTCGATCTTGTCCCGGCTGATATGGTCCGGGTGGTCCGGGTCGAAGTAGATGCCGAAGCCCTCGATCTTCTCCCGAATCTCGTTTCTGGTCATGTCTTACCCATCTCCTTATCGATCTCGGCCAGAAGGTTCTCTTCGAACGCCTTCTCAACCTCTGCGTCTGGTGGGATGTGAGGGAATGCCCTGGTCCTGGTCTTGTTCTTCCGGAAGAATTCCGCGCCGGTGATCTCGTGGCCGTCCTGCAGCAGGTGAGGGAGTCCCGGCTTTTTCTTCTGGTAGATCTCCCTTCCGTAGGCTCCGATGCTCTCGCTCGTCTTTCTGGACGTCCAGCTTTTGGCATAGACGCCGGTCCTCTTCGGAGACTTCTGCCTGGTCTCTTTTAAAGTCTCTTTCGATGTCTTATCGACAGCCGTTTCGAGCGCCGTGATCGACGCGATCCGGACCGCCTCCAGAGACTTCTGTACGGCCTCCTGCAGCTCTCCCGCTGTCTGGATCTTCACGTCAGCCATTTGACCGCCTCCTGTATGTGACCTGCGCCGCAGAGAGTGAAACCAGAAGAGACACCGGCCTGGTGTCCTTCCTGTCGACCTGTTTGACTTCGTACTGGGTGCCGTCGGAGTCGACGAAGACGTCTCCTTCCGTGATGTCGGTCCGCTCCGGGACGAGGATCGCTTTCCGGAGCTGCGTTCCCGCGATCATTGCCTCCCAGAACCGATACATGCCGACGGTGGTCTCCGCGAAATGAATGACCTGCTGTTTCACCTTTACGAGTCTTCTGTCGGATACCTCCCATGAGGTCCCCCATCCATCCGTGTAGGTCTGGAGGTTAGTCGCCTTCGGTTTCAGCATCGCCCTCTGCCTCCGTGTTCTCTTCCGGTGTGTAGCCTTTGGCCGCAGCCCATGTCCTGAGATCATATTCTGATTTGATCTCAACGATGTCCTGCGCGAAATCCGTCAAGAATGTCTCGGCAGCTCCGGCCTCGGCCCTCATGACATAGTCACACAGGAGCTGGCCGCAGCGTGTGCCGGGCTCACATCCCGCATCCGGATCCGCGTAGCGGTTGAGCAGGTCTTTTCCTGCCGCACCCTCTGCGCGGATCCTGGCTTCCGTGTCTTCATCCGGCGTGTAGGTGACATGCAGCGCCCGAATGAGCATCTTGTATACAGATTCAGTGATCGCCATCACGCCACCTCGCTTTCAGATGATCTTATGCTTCCTCTTTGGTCTTCACCGTGCCCTTGACCTTGACCGGAGTCGCGTAGTCCTCCAGACCGGAGATGTCAAGGTTGATAAAGCTGGTGTTGTCCACAGGACGTCCGCCGCCATACACCCTGGTGGTGTAGACTCTGTTGTCCTGAAGGAACTGGTTCTCGTCGGAATACTCGATGATGCCGGACTGGCCGCCATTGATGGCCGCGAAGTAATTCTCCGCGAGGCCGACCTTGGCGTAGCCTGCTGCTACAAAGGGAGAGGTGACAACTCTGGTCGGGAAAGCGCGGTCGATCATGTTCTGAATGCCGGCGGTGGTGATCACCTGCATCGCGGGCCTGATCTTCTTGATGTAGTCGACAGGGTTGACGACCATCAGGACCTCGCTGATGTTCCTGTAGTCGCCGTTTGCATCCAGGAGGAGCCTGTCGGCGATCTTGTCGCGGTATCCATCCCATGTGGTGATGGCTTCGGCAGTCTTCTCGGTATATACGCCATCGGTGGACTGCGAGACATCGAACGCAAGGCCGATGAACTGGTTGTCACCGTCGCCCTGGACGATGGTCTTTTCCAGACCGAAGGCCACGGTCTCGGAGAGGATGTTCCTGATGTAGGCATCAACCCACATAGGCGCGAACCCGAAGTTGAAACGGACGAAGTCCTTGGGGATGAGGAAGTACGCGGTGTACTTTGCCCTGTCGATGTCGATGAACTTGATAGCACCCTGAACCTGCGCAGTAATTGCGCTGGTGATAGGTCCCCAGCTTCCCAGAAGGCCGCGCATCTGCTTGGCGTTCATGACCAGGCGGACAGCGCCGGCAGCGTTCTGGATGTCGATGGCCGCCAGAAGAGGGTGAGCCTTCTGCATATCCTGAATGACGCGGTCGATGATGGTGGGCACCATGTGGTCGGTCAGATTCTGGATCTCCTGCTTGGCGCCGGACTTGGCGGCGTTGATGAATTTCTGGTACCACTCTGTCTCCTCAGAGGTCAGAGCGCGGAGGCCACGGCTCTGCAGGACCATCATGTCGGTGACGTTCCCGTACTGTTCAAACTCCTGCTCGATCCTGTTGGCCACGCTGTCGTGGAGCTCCTGGATCGCGCCCGCTGCCGCCTCAGCGTCTCCGTCCTGCATGGCCTTGGAGAGCTTCTGGACGATCTTGTAATTCTCCTCCTTCAGGAGATCTTTGTTTTTCATGATAGGCATAATATTTTTCTCCTTTTCTTGGTTTGCTTATCTGGTTGCGGTCATGGCTGCCATCAGTGTCTCGCGGATCCGCTTCGCGGCTTCCTTGCGAGGGTCTGCCGGCGGCTCCTGGCCGGCCTGCATGCCCGCAGACTGCATCATCCGGTTCATTTCCTGCTGTCTGAACAGCTGGTTACGGAGCTCCTGGATGATCTCGTCTTTGTTGTCGTCTTCGTCCTCGTCGTCTTCTTCGGCCTTGAAGTCGTCGATGACATCGCAGAAGCCGTACTGCATGCAGGTCTGCGGATCCAGCATTGTCTCTTTCTCCATGAGTTCCTGCAGCTTCTGCTCGTCGATCTTGCCGTTGCTCCTCGCCAGATAAAGCTGGCGGGACGCAGCGCTCAGAGCATCGAGCTGTTCTGCATAATTCCGGAGCTGTTCGGCATTGCCTTCGCAGTACATCCAGGGGTTGTGGAGGAACATCGTAGTTCCAAGCCCCATGTGGATCTCTGACGCCGCCATGACGATGTCCATGGCTACGCTGTAGGCCATGCCGTCGACATAGGCCGTGATCTTGTTCCCCTGCTCGCCCTTCTGCTTGAGCAGGTTGAAGATGGTCACGCCTTCGCCGACCTCTCCGCCGACACTGTTGACGTGCAGTTCGATCTCCTCGCCGCTTGGGATGGCGTCCAGGCAGTCCCGGAAGTGCTTCGCGCTCGTCTCCGAGTCGTCGTACTGCCATGTCTGCCAATTGAAGTTGCCTCTCTTGCGGACGCTGTCGTAGATGTAGAGCAGGTGCTTTGTGCCGCCCGCTGCCGTCGCCTCCTGCTTAAAGCAGAATTTGAAATCAGTTCTCTTCGGCATTTTCTTCCTCCTTTCCCCCTTTTTCCTCCGGTTCCGAATTATCACTGTGTGGGGCATCGCCGCCCGGCACAGGTGCCTGTGTTGCGGGCGGATCGGTGCCCCCGTTCCCTATCTTGTTACTGTCCTCCATCGACTCGAGGTCGGAGAAGTTCTTGCTGATCAGGTGTTTCCTTGACCATTCGCTGCCGATCTCCGGCCTGCCGGTCAGGATCCTGATCTCGTCTATGGACGCTCCGCTGCCGAGCAGGTTGTAGGCACCCTGTGCGGCCTCGAAGATGTCGGTGTACTCTATGCCGGTGAGGTCGATCATCTGGTAGGTACCCTTCAGGACCTCCTTACCGTTCCTCTTACGGTTGTTCTCCGTCTCGATCACGTCCGCGATCGGGCGGATGCCGAAGGTGATGAGGTTCCTGGTCAGCTGTTTGACCTCTGCCGCAGTGCCCAGCATGAGCTGTGGCGGGATCTGCAGCGCATTGGCCACCTTCGTGGTGATTTCGGTGGTCATGTCGGTGATGTCCTTGACTTCTGAGGTCGTCCTCTTGGAGGCTTCGGAGGTCTTGACCTGGTAGTCGAATCCCTTCCACATCGGCATGACTGCGTTTTTGGCGTTGAAGTATGACTTGAAGCGGTCGTTCATCATCTCGGTGAAGACGTCGTTGAAGGTCCTTGGCGTCCCGTCGCTCTTCTGGCCGTAGTTCTGGACCGCTGCCGCGTTGCCGTCGATGGTCAGGACGCCGCGCTCGCCGGCGCTCTTCTGGAATTTGTCCACCGCAGTGTCCAGGAGCTCCCTGTATCCCTCCATGAGGTAGTCCATGATGGATTTGACGTTCCGGCTGTTGAGCCGGTAGAAAAGCACCTGGTCCATCTTGAAGGACTGTGGGAAGGTGTACGGATGTACGACGCCGCTCTGGGAGTCTGAGTTAACGACGACGTTCCGGAAGACGTCCTGGTACAGGGCGTACACTTCGTGCTCGTATGAATCCGCCACCGCGAGGCCGCCCCTGGTCTCGATGACCAGGCACTCGTTCCTGTAGATCAGGTTCCAGACGATCTTCTGCAGGAATTCGTTCGCGTTGTAGTTGTAGTGCGGCGAATAATTCCAGAGATAATACTCGTCTCCGTGGACTTCCTTGTTCCTGACGAAGGTCCTGATCTCGCAGGCACTCAGGGCGTTGGCGATGATGTTGATGCCGGTACAGAGCGCGAACTCGTAGGTCATCAGCTCCGTCAGCTTCTCGCGGTCCACCAGCTCCGGCAGATCCTCAGATCTGATGATCGCCTCGCCGGTGCCGAGCATCTTGTCCTGTATGAAATTCCAGAAATTCTTGAATACCGCCATCGGCGTTGCTCCTTAGAATGTCACTACCGACATGTCGACGTCCGGCATGTCGTTCATATCCGGCAGATAGTCCAGACAGCACATGGCGTCCACGAATCCCATGAAGCCATCTGTCTTTCTGAGCTTCTGCTCGATCTTCCCGTAGGATGTATTCCCCTTGCTGTCGAGGATCCTCTTGGTGTTGTTGGTGTACCAGGCCATCATCCGGTCCCATCCGCTGATCTGGTGATTGAGGAAGGCGCTGTTGATCAGGCTGCTTGTCTTCGCGATGTCGGAAGGCCGGACCAGATAGACGCGCTTGTTCTCTTTGTCGAAGGCATCGAAGCCATAATGCTTCAGAGCCTTGTTGAGCCAGGTGTACCTGAATGAGTCGATGCCGATCATGAGGATCCTGTACTTCTTCGCAAATTCTGCGATCCATGAGGCCGGCAGCTCCGGCGGGATTTCCACATCGTTGATGATGGTGCAGATGCCTTCCTTCTCCCACTTGTCGATCGGTGCGTGGATGTTCGGAAGATCTCTGGACTGTTTGCAGACAAAGGTGTGGTGGAAGCCGGTGATCATCTTTCCCTTGCGGAAGAGTACATAGCATCCGCAAAAGTCATTCGTCTTCGTGTAGTCGATGCCAGCCACGCAGGCCATGCCCTGCTGCGGTTCGAAATCCCGCTGCCGCAGGCACGCCTCGATATCCTTCCACTCGGCAACCGCGCTCTGCGGATCCGAGATTGGGAAGTTGCATCTCTTTGCCAGAAACTCCGGATAGTAGTCCGGCGTCGAAGGCATGAGCTTGATCTCCTGCTCGATCGTCGACCGCAAGCTATAGAAGGATGGATCCGCGATGGATGGGTTCGCCTTTACGATCTTGTTGATGTCCTTCCACTCGTCTTCCTCCTCGATCCGGAACCAATTTACAAAGGTCCTGTTCGCCGGATCATATTCCCGGAGGATGATCTCGTTCTGGGCCTTCTCGTCGTCCAGGACGCCGCCTCTGACATGTCCGTCGGTGGTGATGGTGATCTCTCTCCACCACTTCATCTTGCCCGTGCCGGACTTAAGGGTGTTCATGTTCCTGGTGTCGACGTACTGGTGCTTCTCGTCGTAGATTACGCATCCGGTCCTCTTGGAGTCCTTGTTCTTCGTCGACGTCGTATTGAGTCGGAACTCGGCGTTCATCTTCTTGCCGAGCACCATCTCGGCCATGCCCTTGAAGTTGGCCTTCAGGACCTTGGCGTATGCCGCTTTCGTCGGCTCGTTCACGAGGTTCGAGACGTCCTTGATGGACGTTCCCGCCTGGTCTTCGCCGTTGGCGATCAGGTCGACGTTGTAGTTTTTGACTCCGTGGAGCGGTGAGATCATGTAAAGAGCGCAAAAATCGATAAAGCCATTCTTTCCGCTCCCTCTGCCCATGATGTCTCTGGTGACGTGGAAGTATATATCGTCGTATGGAGCGCCCGGCACCCGGAGGAAGACCCCGAACATGATCGCGAATTGATACCGCTCCCACGGAAGGAGGTTGAACTCAAAGTATTTCTGCAGGCTCAGGCCCTTCCGGATCCGCTCTTCGTCCACGTAGACGTCCGGGCGTTCCAGGACCGGGATGATGTTGTTCTCGATCGACAGCTCCTGCTCCCTGCAGTGCTCGATATGGTTTCCCCGGATCAGGTAGATCCACTCGTCGATGTTCTTCTCATAGGTCGTCATCCTCTTCACCAATAATCCCGTCAGTCGTCACGCCCAGCGTCTTGAGCAGGGCGAGCATCTGGCGATTGACGATCGGGAGCTGCTTCGGTGAGGCGTTGTCTTTGCCGTCCGAAGTCCGGAGCCCGGTCTCCCTGATGTCGCTGATCAGGAGTTCCTTCAGGTCCCAGAGCTGCATATAGTCCTCGACCTGGTCTGTGAAGAGGGCGATGTCCGCCCCTTTGTTTTTGAGCTGTCCAATCAAGCTCTTCCGGACCTCTTTCCGGACCGTCTTCCTGCTCTTGGTCGCCATCAGCTGTTGCCTCTCTTCTTATCCGCGCGCGCATGTACGCGTGCGCCTCCGTGAAAATTCAAAAAACTCGCCAGGAAAGTGT